AATAGGTAGTGATAATCCTAAAGTTGAATTAAAAAACGAACAGGAACCACAATTAGAGGACAACCCTGAAAGTTCTTTACCTGAAAAGTATCGAGGCAAATCTGTTGAAGAGGTAGCTAAGATGCACCAGGAGTTAGAAAAACTCAACAGTAGGCAAGCTCAAGAGGTCGGTGAACATAGAAAGTTTGTTGACGATATGTTGAAACGGGAACTCTTACTAAACAAAAAAGAGCAACAGCCATCTCAAGAGATTGAAGAAGATCCTAACGAGAAATTTTTTAAGAAACCGACAGAAGCGATGGATGAGTATTTATCCAATCATCCAACCATCAAACAGGCACAAGAACAATCCTTTTTGATGAAAGCTCAGTCTGCTCAACAAAACTTGCAACAACAGTTTCCTGATTTTGTAGAAATAGTAAAAGACCCTGCTTTTAAAGAGTGGGTAAATGCTTCTCCTATCAGACAAAGACTGTATGATGCTGCTGATGAAGGGTATGACTTGACTGCTGCTTCTGAATTGTTTGGTACTTGGAAAGCTATTTCAGGTGCTAAACAAACAGAGCAACAGGTAGTCAATAATAATGAAGTTCAGGATAATAGAAGTAAATCTTTAAAAGCTGCTTCTGTTGATACTGGTACTTCTTCTATTAGTTCTAATAAAAAATATTCCCGGAAGGCAATTCAAGATCTGTTAAGAAATAACCCTGATAAATATTATGCTCACTCAGACGAAATCCTTAAAGCATATGCAGAGGGACGAGTCTATTAAATGAAAAGGAAATAAAAAATGGCACTAGGTACTAATCATGTCACCAAGACCACTGCGGATAAGTTTATCCCAGAGATTTGGAGTGACGAAGTTGTTGCAGCTTACAAGCAAAATCTTGTTGCTGCCAATATGTTCAGCAAGATGACTTTTAAAGGGAAGAAGGGCGATACGCTTCATATTCCTAAGCCTACTCGTGGTGCAGCGTCTGCAAAGGCAGCATCTACACAGGTAACGCTTATTGCTGCAACTGAAACAGAAATTCAAGTTCTTATCAACAAGCACTTTGAGTATTCACGTTTGATTGAGGATATCGTTGAGACGCAAGCACTTGCTTCTTTGCGTAAGTTCTACACTGATGACGCTGGTTATGCTCTAGCTAAGCAGGTTGATACTGACTTGATTCAGCTTGGTCGAGCAGTTGGTTCAGGTACTGACTACTCTACATCATCTACAACGACTAATGCTTTCATTGGTTCTAATGGTACTACTGTCTATAACAGTACATCTTCTAACGCTGCTGCGTTGACTGATGCTGCTATCAGACGTTCTATCCAGCGACTTGATGATGCAGACGTTCCGATGACTGATCGCTGCATGATTGTCCCACCATCAACTCGTAACACTCTTATGGGTCTAGCTAGATTCACTGAGCAAGCGTTTGTTGGTGAGCAAGGTTCAGCTAACACAATCCGTAACGGTATGATTGGTGATCTATACGGTGTTATGTCGTATGTATCTACCAATGCTGACACGGCTGCTGGTAACTCTGGTACTGACCGTATCTGTCTACTTGCACACAAGGACGCTTTTGTTCTTGCTGAGCAGATGGGTGTACGTTCTCAGACCCAGTACAAGCAAGAGTACCTCGGTACGCTATTCACATCAGATATGCTTTACGGTGTAGCTGAGTTGCGTGATAGCTCTGCTGTTGCTCTAGCTGTTCCTGCTTAATTAAGCAGATAACTCCCCAGGCTCACAAGGCTTGGGGAGTCTTATTATTGTCGTTCATCCATTAGGACGGAAGTAGGGAAACCGAAGGAACGCATCTTTCTTTATAGGAGGGTGTTATGACTTGGCAAGACTTCTGCCGTAAGCGTGAACTAGATAATCACAAAAAACAACAACTACTTAAACTACGACAAAGGAAACACTATGTGGACTAAGCCTGAATACACTGAGATGAGATTTGGTTTTGAAGTCACGATGTACATTGCAAACAAGTAAGGACGTATAATGGCTATATATAGAGGACCAGGGGGATCAGGAGACGCAACAACAGACGCTGCTAGTCAGGCTACCGTAGCTACTACCAAAGCTGCTGAAGCTGCTGCATCTGCTTCTGCTGCGTCCTCTTCAGCCACTTCTGCTGCTACTGAAGCATCTAACGCTTCAACGTCAGCTAGTAACTCAGAGACTTCAAAGATTGCTGCTGTAGCTGCTCAAGCTGCTGCAGAAACAGCAGAGACTAATGCAGAGACTGCTCAAGCTGCTGCAGAGGCAGCACTAGATTCTTTTGATGATAGATACTTAGGTGCTAAGGCATCTGACCCCACATTAGATAATGATGGTAATGCACTAATTGCTGGTGCGTTATACTTTAATACAACCACTGAAGTCATGATGACCTACACAGGGTCGTTATGGCAAACCATTACAACAGGTAGTGGTGGACTACAGGCTGCTAATAACTTATCTGACGTAGCTAGTGCAAGCTCATCAAGAACTAATCTTGGTGTTGCTATAGGCTCTGACGTACAAGCACACTCTGCTGTACTCGATGCTACTACTGCATCTTATACTACTGCTGAAGAAACTAAGTTAGCAGGTATTGAGACTGCTGCAACAGCAGATCAAACAGGTGCTGAGATTAAAGCTGCCTATGAGTTAGAAGCTAATGCGTTTACTGATGCACAGTTTACTAAACTAGCTGGTATAGAAGCATCTGCTACTGCAGACCAAACTGCTGGTGAGATTAAGACTGCATACGAAAGTAACGCAGATACTAATGCGTTTACTGACGCAGAACAAACAAAGTTATCTGGTATTGAAGCTAGTGCTGATGTAACAGACGTAGATAACGTTACTGCTGCTGGTGCGTTAATGGATAGTGAAGTCACTAACCTGGCACAAGTTAAAGCATTTGATTCAGCAGACTACGCTACTGCTGCACAGGGTACACTGGCTGATAGTGCATTACAGTCATCTGACATAGGCTCTACTGTTCAAGGCTTTGATGCTGACACATTAAAGGCTGACACAGCAGACACACTTACAGCACCGTTTAGAGGCACAGTTACTACTGACAACGATCTATCGTTTGACCTTAACGCCACTAACAACTTTAGTTGCACACCAACTGGTGCAGGTACATTAACTTTCACAAACCACGCAGCAGGTCAGAGTGGGTTTATCTTACTAGACAACTCTGGTGGTCACGCCATTGCTGCTGCAGCCACAACCAAGATTAACGCTGCTGACTTAACAGCTATTTCGACTGCTGGTGTCTACACACTTAGTTACTTTGATAATGGAACCAATGCTTATGTATCTGTAAGCAGGAGCTTTGCATGAGTTTATTGCCTGTTGGCTTTGGTGCATCTGGTGATGACTATGAGATCACAGATAGTCTGAGAATTCGCAGTTCTGCCAATGCTTTTTTAGATAGAACAAATACAGCTACACCAACCTCAACAACGATCTGGACTTGTAGCGTTTGGATTAAACGAGGAACTTTAGGAACAACTCAGTATATTTTAAACGCTGGCCCTTTTAATTCTGGAAACGACTTTGAAGGTTTTCACTTCAGGACTGATGACACATTGCGTGTTCAGTTGACCAGAGGTAATGTTCAGATTTCTAATTACATAACTAATGCTGTATTCCGTGACTCTTCTGCTTGGTATCATTTTGTAATTGTACGCAATGGACAATCCTATGCTGTATATGTCAACGGTGTTGCTCAAACTTTCGGAACAAGTACTTTTGGTTCTAATCCTGCTTCCTATGTAAACGCAGCAACGCCACATGAAATAGGCAACAGGATTGACGGATTTAACGATTTTGACGGCTACTTAACAGAATTTAATTGTATTGACGGTCAAGCATTAGATGCTGATGACTTTGGTGAGTACGATGACAACGGTACTTGGAAGGCTAAAAAGTACACAGGCACATACGGCACTAATGGTTTTTATTTACCGATGAAGCCTACGACACAGGCTGAGTTACAGAACTCAGTGTTGTGGACGGGTACTGGTGATACGCAAAGTATTGATGGCGTGGGATTTACTCCTGATTTTGTTTGGATAAAAA